TGATTTCTTATTGATGGGATCTGCTGGATATAGCATTTCTACTGCTCAAGCACTTGCAAACAAATTGATTTCTGTTGCTGAACTGAGAAAGGATACTTTAGCGTTTATTTCTCCATATAGAGGTGCTGCATTAACTGATACTTCATCACAAACTGCAGTTACGGTCAATTCTGCTGCAGATATTACTACGAATGTGGTCAACTTCTTTGCACCAATCACTTCATCTACTTATGCAGTATTTGACTCTGGTTATAAGTACATGTATGATAGATTCTCAAATACCTTTAGATATGTTCCTTTAAATGGAGATATTGCTGGTCTTTGTGCTCGTAATGATATTAATAACTTCCCATGGTACTCGCCTGCAGGAACAAATAGAGGTGCTATTCTAAATGCTGTTAAATTGGCATACAACCCATCCAAATCTCAAAGAGATAAACTTTATACAAATAGAATCAATCCAGTAATCTTCTCTCCAGGAGCAGGAATTATTCTGTTTGGTGATAAAACTGGATATGCTAAGGCATCAGCATTTGATCGCATTAATGTTCGTCGTCTGTTTATTCACCTTGAAAATGCAATCACGAATGCTGCGAAAGATCAACTCTTCGAATTTAATGATGAAATTACCAGAACAAACTTTGTAAATACTGTCGAACCATTCCTTCGTGATGTTCAGGCAAAGAGGGGGATTTATGATTATGTTGTTATTTGTGACCAAACAAATAACACCGCTACTGTTATAGATAATAATGAATTTGTTGCTGACATCTACATTAAACCTGCAAGATCAATCAACTTTATTGGTCTTACTTTTGTCGCCACCAAAACTGGTGTTTCCTTTGAAGAAGTAATCGGAAAATTTTAATTAACCTAGAGGTTTAAAAAACTATGGCAACCAGAAATCAATTAAATCCACCTCCTTTAAGGAAGATTACCGACTTCAAAAGTAAACTGTCGGGTGGTGGTGCTAGAAGTAATCTTTTCGAAGTAGTTCTTTCTTTCCCAGCTGCAGCACCTACTGATTCCAACACTCTTGATAAGTCAAGATTACTTGTAAAATCTGCAGCGCTTCCTTCTTCAAGTGTAGCGCCACTTGAAGTTGCATTCAGAGGAAGAACTCTGAAACTTGCAGGAGATCGTACTTTTGAAACTTGGACCATTACAGTTATTAACGACACAGATTTTGCTATTCGTTCTGCTTTTGAAAACTGGATGAATACAATCAATCGTGTGTCTGATAATACTGGTATTACAGACCCAGCACTTTATCAAGCAGACGCATATGTTTATCAACTAGACCGTGATGGGTCAACATTGAGAGCATATCATATGTATGACCTCTTCCCAACAAATATCTCCACAATCAATCTTTCATACGAAACCGATTCGATTCAGGAGTTTACTGTAGAAATGCAAGTTCTCTGGTGGGAAGCAGTTAAGGGAACATCGGCAAAAGCTGGTGGTCAGGATATTAACTAAATAGTAGATATTAACAGTTTAAATTTATAAAATGGCGAAACTATTTGGTTTTTCGATTGAAGGCAACGAAAAGAAATCCAAATCTATAATTTCCCCCGTTCCTCCTAATAATGAGGACGGGGTTGATTATTATATTCAATCGGGATTTTATGGTCAATATGTAGATATTGAAGGTGTCTACAGAACTGAATATGATTTAATTCGCAGATATCGTGAGATGGCACTTCATCCAGAATGTGATGCTGCAATTGAAGATGTTGTAAATGAAGCACTTGTAAGTGATCTTTACGATTCTCCCGTCGAAATTGAGTTGTCAAATTTAAATGCAAGTGATAAATTAAAAGATATTATTAGAAGTGAATTTAAATATATTAAAGAAATCATGGACTTTGATAAAAAGTGCCATGAAATTTTTAGGAATTGGTATATTGATGGGAGAGTATTCTATCTAAAAGTAATCGATGTAAAAGATCCTGCAGCAGGAATACAGGAATTAAGATACATTGATCCAATGAAAATGAAGTATGTTCGCCAGGAAAAAAGACCTGATGCAAATACAAGTTTAGTTCGTCTTAATTCTTTACAAACTCAAGAAGTCACATATCCAGAAATTGAAGAATACTTTGTTTATAGTCCAACTCCAAACTATCCGACAGGTTCAATTGGTGGGGGAACTGGTGGGGTATCAAAAGGTTCTATAAAAATTGCAAAAGATTCGGTTACTTATTGCACCTCAGGATTAGTAGATAGAAATAAGGGAACCGTTCTCTCATATCTCCATAAAGCAATTAAAGCACTTAATCAACTTAGAATGATTGAGGATTCCTTAGTCATTTACAGACTTTCAAGAGCACCCGAGCGTAGAATTTTCTATATTGATGTTGGTAATCTTCCTAAGGTAAAAGCAGAGCAGTACCTTAAGGATGTTATGTCTCGTTACAGAAATAAACTTGTGTATGATGCAAACACAGGTGAAGTTCGTGATGACCGCAAATTTATGTCAATGATGGAAGATTTCTGGTTGCCAAGAAGAGAAGGTGGTCGCGGAACCGAAATCACTACTTTACCTGGTGGCCAAAATCTTGGAGAACTTGCAGATATTGAGTATTTCCAAAAGAAACTTTATAGAGCATTGGGAGTTCCAGAATCTAGAATTGCTGGTGGTGGAGATGGATTCAATCTTGGTCGTTCATCAGAAATTTTAAGAGATGAACTTAAGTTTGCAAAATTTGTTGGACGCCTGAGAAAGCGTTTTGCAAATATGTTCAACGATTTACTCCGTACTCAATTACTTCTCAAGAATATTGTAACTCCCGAAGATTGGGATGTAATGACTGATCATATTCAATATGATTTTCTATATGATAATCAATTTGCAGAATTAAAAGAAGCAGAATTACTTGGTAATCGTTTAGGTTTAGTAACTCAGATGGAACCATATATTGGTAAATATTACTCCACAGAGTATGTACGCAAGAAAATTCTTCGTCAAACTGATTCAGAAATTATTGAAATTGATCAACAAATCGAAGATGAAATTCAAAAAGGAATTCTTCCAGATCCAAATGCTCCAGTAGATGAAATGGGGAATCCATTACCTCCTGGTGGAGAAGTTCCACAAGAGCAACAAGCGATGGGTGAAGTTCCTCCAGAGGCTGCTGCACCTGAACCACAACTTCCTCCAGAGCCCAAAGGTGGGAAGATATAAATAATCTTATAATCTTATAATAATAAAATAATTTTATGGAAGAACTTATCGATTTGATTGCAACTGATGGTTCTGCTGCGGATGTATCCGACAGAATTAAGGACCTACTATACACGAAAGCAGCAGAAAGAGTAGATAGTGCTCGCCCCTATGTTGCTACATCTATGTTTGGTGATGATTCTGAAGGCGAAGAAGAATTAGAAATTGATGATGAAGAAACTGAAGAAGATGAGGATGAAGATTACACCGAGGACCAAGAATAATGGCAATTAAAGTTATCCAAGATACTCAAATTCCAAGATTAGCACCATCTGCTGGTGTTGCTATAACAAGTGTTCCTATTGCACTGAAAACTGGTTATTTGAGAGTTACAATTGGTGCAACATCTAGTAGTTATGGTGGATATGTTTCAATTGGAACTAATCCTTCCGTAAATAGAAACTCATTTCATGTAGTTCCTTATGGAACAGATATTTTGAAAGAAACCATGAAGAGACAAAAAATTGCTGGTATTACTACAGGTGCTACTACTACAGTAACATTTGATAACAATGCAGGTAATCCATTTGTTGCAACAGATTATGTAACTATCGAAGGTGCTACAACATCTGGAATTAATACTACCCATAATGCCATTGTTTCATTAAACGATTCTTCAGTTACTTTGAATTTTGATAGTAGCTCAGTTACTAATATAAGTGTTGGTGCAGCGACATTAGTGAAAAGTGTCAAAGTTGCTTGCTTGACAGATGATGTAGGTACATTTTTTAATATTTCAGAAGTAGTCACTCTAGTATCAGAATAAAATGAAACTTATCACAGAAGAAGTATCACAGGTCAAATTTATCACCGAAGGAAAGGGTGCTGAAAAGAAAATGTTTATTGAAGGCATTTTCCTTCAAGGAGACATTTGCAACCGTAATGGAAGAATGTATCCAATGTCAACTCTTGCAAAAGAGGTAAACAGATACAATGAAGCATTTGTTTCTAAAGGTCGTGCTTTAGGAGAACTTGGTCATCCTGAGGGACCTACTGTTAATCTTGACCGTGTTTCTCATAAAATTGTTTCCTTAGAACAAAAGGGAACTAATTTTATTGGTAAGGCACAACTCCTAGAAACTCCAATGGGTAAGATTGCAAAATCCCTCATTAATGAAGGAGTTATGCTTGGTGTTTCTTCTCGTGGTGTAGGTTCTCTTCGCATGACCAATGAAGGTCATAAAATTGTCGGTGAAGATTTTATGCTTGCAACCGCTGCAGATATCGTTGCCGATCCTTCTGCTCCCGATGCTTTTGTTTCGGGAATTATGGAAGGTAAAGAATGGGTTTGGGAAGGCGGAATTCTTCGTGAAAAACTTGCCGAACAAACTAAGCGCACAATTAATACCTTAGTAGATGAAAGAACACTTCAGGAACATAAAGTTGAATTGTTCCAGGAATTTCTTTCAAATCTTTGATTTAATAAATAAATATAGATTATAACACAATCACTCAAATGTCCGTTGGTAGAAATTTACAAGAAATGGAAAACGTAGTAACCAAAGGAGCTGCCCCTGCCGAACCAATGCACAAGTTGTCCACTGGAATTGCTCCCGGACAAACAGGTGCTTGGGAAGATCTTGGCGGTCCTACTCCAGACAATTATCGTTCAACCGATGATTCAGCAAAACTTAACACCCCTGGTGCAACTCTTCAGCAAGTCAAAAATGTAGTTAATGCTAAGGCGGGTGCAGGAGAAACTCTTCGCCCATCAGCAACTTCAGTTTCAGCACCTGGTCAAGGTGTAAAAGAAGATTCTGAATATGATGAAGAGGATCTGATTGCTGAAGCAGAAGAGAAGGAAGATGAAGGCAGTGAGTCTGATAAAAAAGAAGATAAGAAGGAATATGGTAAAAAGAATCCTTCCAAATCTGAAGAAGATGACAAGAAGAAAGAAGATGAAGATGAAATGAAGGAAGAGTATGATATCGAAGAAGATGTCAATGCTCTCCTTGCTGGTGAAGAGCTTTCTGAGGAATTCCAAGAGAAAGCAAGAACCATCTTTGAAGCAGCAATCAAAACTAAGGTTGCTGAAATTAAAGAAGACCTGCAAGCAGCATATGAAGTTGCACTTGTAGAAGAAATCGAAGCAATCAAAGAAGGTCTTACTGACCGCGTTGATGCTTACCTTGAGTATGTTGCTGATGAGTGGATTTCTGAAAATGCACTCGCAGTTGAGCACGGTCTTAAGACCGAAATGACCGAATCATTCCTTCAAGGAATGAAGGGTCTTTTTGAAGATCATTATGTTTCAATCCCTGAAGATAGATATGATGTCATCGAGAGCATGGTAGATAAACTTGATGAAATGGAAGAAAAACTCAACGAGCAAATCGAAAGAAATATTGCTCTTAATAGAAGATTAGCAGAGTCGGTTGCTGATGTAATCTTTGCAGAAGTCACTGAGGGTCTTGCACTTTCTCAGAAGGACAAACTCGCTTCTCTCTCTGAAAATGTTGAGTTTGATAGTGAAGAGAGCTATCGTGAGAAACTAGTAACTCTGAGGGAATCATATTTCCCAACCAGAACTGCTGGTACTCAAAGAAACGCTAGTGAAAATCTGTCTGAATCCACTGATTATACCCAAGGTCAATCAGTTACTGGCACCATGAGTGCTTATCTTCAGACTCTCCAAAGAGTTTCTAAAAAGTGATTTTTAAATCATAAAGTCAAACTAACAATTTCCAATAGAGGTAAAAAACAATGCAAATGTTCAATGTAGAACAATTGCAGGAGAAGTGGGCACCCCTCCTCGACTATGAAGGTCTTGATCCAATCAAAGATTCTCATCGTAGAAGTGTAACCGCAATCCTGCTCGAAAACCAAGAAAAATCAATCCGCGAAGAGCGCGAATTCCTTTACGAAGCTTCACCAACCAACTCTGCTGGTACTGGTGGTTTCGGTGGCAGTGCATCTTCACCCACCGCAGGTTTCGACCCCGTACTGATCTCACTGATCCGTCGTTCGATGCCTAACCTGATCGCCTATGATATTTGTGGCGTTCAACCAATGAACGGTCCTACCGGACTCATCTTCGCAATGCGTTCACGTTATAGCAACGCAACGAGTGGAACTGAAGCATTCTACAACGAAGCAGATTCAGCATTCTCTGGTCAGAACAATAGCTTCAACCGTACTGCTGGTTTCATCGATGGTACTGTTGGTCTTGGTACTACTGCACAACAGGGAACAAACCCTGGTCTCTTAAGCGCAACCAACCAAGGAACATCGGCTGCTGACTATAACGTCGGCGAAGCGATGACCACAGCCAATGCTGAAGCACTTGGAGATGGTAACACTAACTACTTCAACGAGATGGCATTCTCGATTGAAAAAGTTACTGTTACTGCACAGTCAAGAGCTCTGAAAGCTGAGTACTCATTAGAACTCGCTCAAGACCTTAAGGCAATCCACGGTCTGAATGCTGAAGCGGAATTAGCAAATATTCTCTCAACTGAGATTCTTGCTGAAATCAACCGCGAAGTTATTCGTACCATCTATAAGAGTGCTGTTCCTGGTGCTACAGCAAACACTGCTACCTCTGGTACTTTTGACCTTGACGTTGACTCCAACGGTCGTTGGTCAGTTGAGAAGTTCAAGGGTCTTATCTTCCAAATCGAGCGCGATGCAAACGCAATTGCACAGCAAACTCGTAGAGGAAAGGGCAACACCATCATCTGCTCTGCTGACGTTGCTTCAGCACTTGCAATGGCTGGTGTTCTCGACTACACCCCTGCACTCAACGCTAACCTGAATGTTGACGACACTGGTAACACCTTCGCTGGTGTTCTCCAAGGCAAGTTTAAAGTCTACATTGACCCATATGCTGCAAACGTTGCTGCAAACCAGTACTATGTTGTAGGTTATAAGGGTTCTTCAGCTTATGATGCTGGACTCTTCTACTGCCCATACGTTCCTCTCCAAATGGTTCGTGCTGTTGGTGAGCAAACCTTCCAACCAAAAATTGGCTTTAAGACCAGATATGGTCTCGTTGCCAACCCATTTGCTAAGGGTTCTTCAACTACAACTCCTGGTGTTATTTCAACCAACTCCAACGTATACTACAGAAGAGTTAAAGTTAATAACCTCATGTGAGTCTTTCTCACATATTCATCAGACCTCCCGCAAGGGGGGTCTTTTTTTATCTAAATATTTAAAAATGCCGTTTGTAATATACGGAAAGTATTAATATGACAACAAACGCACTTGCCAATCAAATTGGAAACAGAAATTTCTTATCTCCAACTGGATTTAAATTTACTTTGGCAAAATATCCAAAAGTTCCATTTTTTTCTAATTCTGCAAGAATACCAGAATTAAATCTTTCCACAGTCATTCAACCAGATTATTTAAATGATATTCCACAACCTGGTGGTAAAATGATTTTTGGAGATTTTAATTTAAAATTTCTTGTTGATGAAAATTTGGAAAATTATATGATTATTCACAA